TCATGCTTCATTTCTCCTTCTTTCTTCACCTTGGATTCTGAATTCTATGATAAATTCTGTACCTTTATTTCGCACCAATTGAATTTCCCCCTTCAGTTGTTTTCGAACCAGATTTCTACACAACCTTAACCCCAGTCTGTCGGTTCCGTAAATAGTACCTTCGTCGGGAATTCCAATGCCATCATCTTTAACTCGTATGTTAATTATACCCTCATCTGACCTGCGCATGTAGATTTCAATCGTCCCCTTTCCTTCCTCCTTGAAGGCATGCCTAAGGGCATTGGAAATCAGTTCGCCCAGGGCAAGGGCGCAGGGGATAGCCTGGTTTACAGAAAGGTAAACACGGGAGATTTCAATAACAATGGCAATACTTTTCTTGCTGGCGTAAGTCGCCGCCAGGTAGTTGGCTAGTTTCCTGATATGAGCCCCCATTTCAATTCCAGCGGGGCTTTTACTTCTATGCAGTTGTGAGTGGATGAGGGACATGGTGTGGATTCTGCTGCGGGCATCTGTAAGCGAATCAATTGCTTGTTGCTCATGGGCTCGCAGACTGCTCATATCAAGTAAGCTGGAGATGACCTGGAGGTTGTTTCTAACTCGATGGTGAATTTCCTGCAAAAGTGACTGGTTGTTCCTGAGTGATGCCCTGATTTTTTTCTCGGCCCTCTTGTGTTTGGTGATTTCATTACGCAGCCTCTCGGTTGTTTTTTGAAGTCCTGCAGTTCGCTCAGCAACCGTTATTTCTGAGTTATTCATGCATCTTTGTAGCGCCTCTTCCGCCTTCTTGCGTGCTGTGACCTCATACAGTAGCTTAGCTCCAAAGACGGCCACCGCTCCAAGAGCGATGCAGAAGAACAGCGGTCTGAATAAAGGTCCGGCGTAAGGAGATATGAACAGGGCACGGGGGAGAAAAATGGCCATCGAAACCAAGGCAGTTATTATGGCGCCCCTGATTCTGAATACGTATGACGCATATAATACCGGCATAGCAAACAGAAGTCTGTGAAAGTCGTGAGGTATGGAGAGAATACTCCACTGTGGGGTAGCCAATCCCAGCGTGCCTAAGATACTGTCCAGGTAGTAGAGTACCGAACAGGCTATCAAGATAATGGCGATGTACCACAGGTGGGCGTTTTTCCATACAGCCGATGGGTGGCGATTATCGGCGTTACCGGTAGAGGCAAAGAAAGCTTTCATGGTTTGTGAACAAACCTCGCTTCGCTGCCAATAATCAGGCTGTGCTAATGATATACCTTTGTCCTTTTATTGTCATATTCTGGGGCACTACGGAGCGCATAGGGTGAGAGCCTGGTGATAGGCGCCACGGGGGCGGTCGTAGTGGGTCTGGATAGCGATAATGCGGTATCTGGTGCCGGATATGCCGCAGCGATCATCTGTGACGGTGATAACGTCGTATAGCTCCTGGCCAACGTTAGCGGGAACGGTTATCTGGCCTGCCATGGCCTCGAGGGCGTGGCGTCTCAAGATAGCGTCGGCTCTCTCCTGTGTCCGGGTGGTATTGACCAGGTTAGGATCATAATCGCTGTCGAAGTCATCGATGCCCAGGGCTAACAGATCCCAATCGAAGGCCGAAGATAAGAGCCTGTTATCGCCGGCATCCCTGCCGATGGCCCGGATGCGTGAGGCGGTAACGGCCTGGCCATAGCTGCCCTTGAGGATAGTGTGAGCTGTGCCATAAGTATAGGAGCTGGCCTCGCTGCTCTCCAGGTCCTTAGGATAGGCCTTGCAGCCTTCGTATATCAGGCCGTCGGGGATCATAGACAAAAGCCTGCGGACGGCGGCGTCTCCGGCTGTTCCCGGCTGGACGATGAAGTCGGGATAGAGGTTGTCCAAGGGGTCACTGCGCGGCTTGCCTGCGTTGTAGTAGTAGATACCCCAACGGCAAAGAAGGGCTGCCAGGATATCAGATACGGTCTTGGGAGATACGGCGGACTGATTCCAGCGCATCTGATAGCGTGCGCTCCACTTGCGTGATAAGCCGTGGCCGTCCAGGCAGTAAATAGTGAATAGTGACTGGTTAGGCGAAGATGAATATTCCCAGCCGTCTATCCAGTAGCGGCCTACCTCTATGGCTAGATTGCCTTCTGTGGTCTTATAGCCTAATTGCAGGACCACTTCGCTTCGCTTTTTGGGCGGCGTGGCATGCTGGCCACTGGAGTTATCCAGGGTGATGACCAGCGCGTAGCGTGTAGCGGGCAGCGAGTGAGTCAAAGAGATAATGTCGTCGGTTAGGACGCTGGGCTCTCCCGCTGCTCTGGGGGCCTGCCATACGCCGTCGGGGCGTTCGAGCCACCAAAACGAGGCGGTGCTGGCGAACCTGAGGCCGTAAGTTGATAGGATGTTCAAGAAGGGCTTAGGCTCGGTATAGGCCATCTCCTGGAACGTTGAGCCTGTGACGGCATGACAGATTAACGGCATGTTGCAGGCGGTAGAGCCTGCGAACTTCTCCACCGCGGCTATCCGGACCTGCTCATAGTCCTGGGGTGAAGAAGGAATGTGGCAATCGGGATACTCGAAGGTGATGTCCTCTCCGTGGGGGGAAGTAATGAAATACTCCCAGGCCAGCCAGTTGTAAGCGTTGCTGAGCTGAGTGCGATACAGGGCATAGAAATCGTAAGGGGAAGCGTCCTCTTTGCCAGCGAATATGATAGCCATGTGGTCTGTCTCATAAGTGGCTCCTATGCCATAGGTATTAAGCAAAGGATGATTAACCGGCTCTGAGTGTGTATATTCGTTCTTGCTCTGGTCTGAAGTGTCCAGGACGACAGCGTTAAGCTGCGTGGCCTTAGCGCAGAAGCAAACCACGATATCGCCTGCTGCCCACCAGGCCGCTGCCATGGAGAGGACGTCGGCGTAAGTAGAAAGCTCAGCGTCCGTCCAGTCAACGCCGTAGTTATGGCTGTAATACTTCCTGACGGTGTTATCGCCCTTGCGGTAGAAGATATAGATTTTAGAGCCTGAAGCTGCGATGGCGCATGGTCCGTGGCAGTCATCGGTAATGAGCGTCCACTGGGAATAATCGGATCCTGCGCCTGGACTGCTAACCTTCTGGCGATAGAGAAGGCTATCGGCGGTGGCTGAGCGCCAGCCTGCTGTCAAGTCGGGATATCCGTCCATGTTGGACATATCGGGTGCGGGGTCTTCGAAAGAGTAACCGGCATAGGCCTGGGCTTTATACCTCTTTACCTTCCCTCCTGATGTATAGCGGCAGGTGATTTTGGCATCGGTGATAAAGGCCAGCCAGTAGCCTGTGCCCGATGTGAGCTGAGTAGAAGGGAAAGATATGGTATTCCAGCCTGCGGTGACGGCCTGGCCGGCGTTGACGGCGTTAAGCAAAGCGCCCGGCTCACCGGCATCATCGGCGTAGACGGCCACCTTAACATTGCCGGCGCCGTTTACCTTGATGCGGAACTGGTCCATAACGCCGGTTACAGAGGCGGTGAACTTATCCGCCCAGATATAGTCCTGGCCCACGGTGGCGTCGCATGAGTGGTCGTCCTCACCGATAAGCTTGCCTTCGGCCCAGCCGGTATCGGCCCTGATGCGGTGCATGGCTCCCTGACCGTCAAAGGCAATGCCGTGGTGGTTGTCCGGCTCTGAGCCTTCATAGAGCCTGGTCCATGACAGGCGCTTAATGCCCTGCTCGAAGTCATAGATTTTGGCCTCCACGTAAGGAAGCCTATCGGCTTTCTTCTGGGCGGCTTGAAGGGCGGCCAGGAGGCCGAAAACTCTTGCTGCGGCACTCAGCAGGCCTATCCCGGCGAGAGTGGCTATGCCGGTTACAATCCGAATGGCTTGAGCGGATAGAGTGCCGACGCCTGACAGTGTGGCTTTGCCGAAGAGCACGATAATGGCTGAGGCGGTTAAACTTCCCCGGCCAGAGAGGGTAGCGGCAGCTGCCCGGATGCGTCTTCCAGAGGCAGCCAGGCTGCCCGCCCCTGCCAGGGCAGCCTTACCTGCGAACATGGCAACGGCGGCTGTGGTTAGTGTGCCGGCGCCTGATAGAGAGGCTGAACCGAGTTTGAAAACCTGGCCCAGGGCGCTGAGTGAGCCGGACCCGGTTATGGTGGCTGCGCCATAGTGGGGTTCTCCATATTCAATAACTAATTTCGGTCTTTTGGTTGTTTCTACAGCTTCATTGTTGGAATAAAAGCGACACTGTGAGTTGTTTGGATATGTTTCGGCTTCATTTGTAAGTCTCAGAAAGAAGAGTGCGTTTATAGCATTAGCTTGTGCGTGTTCTAAATGAGCCTTAACATCCCACTCCATCCAACCGAAATCGGCAGGGAAATCAACGCTAGCAGTATAAGTAGTATCATGGTCATCGCCATCATGACCAGCACCTGGCGTTGTCCAAGCAGAGCCTGATTTATAGCTATTCCAGGTAGCCTCTAACTCCACCCAATCTGTGCGAACCAGACGATAGCATTTAGTCCCTTTACCTACTGGGTCTTCGTCATAATATGCATAGTAATAAAGCTGCAATTTAGCAGAGGTTATGTTAGCACCGTTAGGAATATCATCACCCCACGTGATAGGAAACTCGATAAGAGACCGACCTATGTATCCCCCAGCATGGCTTCTTACTATGATATGAGCGCTATCCCCATGATTAGTATTAGGTACCTGCTCTCGTAGGCCAGTATCCTTGCTTGATGGCTGAATTGTTAATGTGGGGTCAGCCCCAACCACACAGCGACGCTTACCTCCACCAAGGTCAAAGGTCTTGCTATTCTCAGTTCTTAAAGCAATAAGTTCCTTCACTGATTCCTCTGCATCTTGGCTTTCATTTAGCCTCCGTCTAACTATTCAACTGTTACATCCAGGTCACCGGCATTGATCTTGAAGGTGTCGCCGTCATTGACCGTCTTGCTGGCGTCGAGGGGAGTGTGCATCAGCATATTCCCGCCGGTAAGGGCGTCCATCAAGGCAACATGGGTTACCGTTCCCCAGTCCGCCGTAGCCGTGGGGAAGGTGATATCAGCGCTGTTTTCTGAGGCTCCGCCCGAAGCTGCACTCAAAGTAACAGCCTGCCTTGCATAGCTGCCACCTGATACCTCCGTCCCACCTCCCGCATCACCGGGTGCGGTTGTGAACAGAGCCAGGTAGATGGTAGCCGGCGGGGTGTATGACTGGTTGCGCAGCATGTGGTCAATGATTTTGTTTTCCAGGTAGTCTGTGAATTCTGCCATTGTTTAATCTCCTTCGTTAGATTTTCCTTTTACCAGAACAAGAGCTGAATGATTTTAGCGATGATGATCCAGGCGATCACTGCCATGCCTCTGCCGAAGAGGTAGTAGTGGTGCTCGGTCGTAACGCTGTCCGGCCAATGAAGCCTGTCGTGATAAGCGGGCGGCCAGGGACAAAGGACTTCAAAGAATCCCATGACAAAGGCGTGCCATTCCTGGGTTGTGCTCATAAATTCGTGCCAGTCAATCTTCATTAGCTATAACCCCCTCGTAATTTAAGCGAGAATGCCCTTGTAAAAGCTTTTGTGACCAATCCATCACGCGGCGTCTGTCAAATCAGGGCTGCCAGGGTATCAGGGACGGATTTGCCCGCTTTTCGGTAGTGGGCCGCCAGGTGCCTGGCTGCCGAGATGATTTCCCCTGGCTCAGCCTTTACCCTTTCGCCGCGGTAACCGCCGCGGCTCAGAGCTGCTACGGCCGCGGGCATGCGGTCCCAGCCCACGGTCCTCTCGATGCCCAGCCTGCCGCCAGCGATGGCCCGAAAGATGGATTTGGTATGATGGGGGAGCTTCCATGCCCCGGGGTCCTGCGGATCCCCCACGATGGCGAAGGCCTCTTTGGGAAGGCCCTCCCTGGTGATCTCCTTTTCTACTGCTTCTTTGACTTTTGTTTTTGGCATGACTTCCTCCTTAAACTGTAAATACAGCGATGACAACGGCGTCCTTGGGGTTTGCTTCGGGAATGGCAACAATGACATGCCTGCCGATGATCATGTCAGCGTCGGCGATGTTCCGTGCCACGTTAACGGCGTCCAGGTAAGTGGTGATAGAGCCTGCAAGCTGAACGCCCGCCTGGTAATCGGTGCTGTTCCAGGTTTTAAGAGTTCCTAAGCTAATCATTATCTGTTATATTGTTACTGGCGGGGCTTTGGGCTGCCTACCTGAGCTCAGGGCTCTTCAGAAGCCCTCTGCCCCGTTTCAACATTCATGCACTACTAATCATCACTGTAAAGCTCCCTGGTGATGACTCGGCTGCTGCGGGCGATGGCCTTGAGCTTCTGACGGTATAGATTAAGCCTCCCCTGCCCCCATATGCGGAAGTTAACAGTGGAGTATCTGCCGCCGATGCTGGCCTTGTCTACGGTATAGGCGGATGCCGACATGGCCAGGTAGCCGGTAGCGCCCATAACGATGAGCTCCTCGTGCTCGGTGGGTATGGTAGAGCTCTCGGCGTCCAGGGTATGAGACTTGTACCACCTAACACGCGCCTTATTCGTGCCGTCGCCCTCGCCCTGCAATATAGAGCTTATCGTTCCAGAAGTCGAACCGCTGATAATACGGCGGGTCCTGGTCCATGGGATACTCCACGGAGGTTATCTTAAGCAGACTGGAGAGGCCGGAGATGTCCAGCTCCTTATCGTCCGCCGTGGTAGTGATTTCTTCCTGCTGCTCAATGGGATATGCCTGGGAAAACTCCAGCACTACCCTTTCAACGGCGCCGTCCACCTCATCGTTGGACCAGCGGTAGCTGGCGTCATCGGTGTCCTGGAGATCCTCTCTCACCCTGGCTCTTATAGTGGCTAACGTTGTTGCCATAATTCCTCCTGTGATGGCTCATAGTTATGAGGTCGCCCATTCCGGAGCGGTGGCGCCGGTGTTAACGGTTAGCACCTGTCCGGCTGTGCCGATGGCAAGCCTGACGAACTTCGTTCCGTCATGGTAGATGATATCGCCCGCTGCCAGGCTGTCTATCAGCTCAACCGGCGAGAGCTCCTGGTATTTTCCCTCTGAATCATAAATCTTGATCATGTTTTCCCCCCGTTTTCGGTTTTATTTCGTGGGGGAGGGAGGTAAGGTTAGTCCCCCCCTCCCCTATATCAAAGGAGGTTGAATGACTTGCCAGGTGGTCGGCCTGGCAAGCCTGCCTCCTTCAGGGCATCACGTGCCTGCCAGATCAAGCTCGGCGATCATGCCGCAAACCAGGATCTGACTATGCAATGAGTCAGCGTCTATGCCGACCACATAGCCAACGTCCTGAAGCCCAGTGCCGTCGGGGGCATAAATGCCGGTATCAGCGACAGCGATCTGCTCTCCCATAGTGGGCTTATTGGCCAGGGTATGAGCACACTCAACGATAGCCATACCGTAGGCGGTGATGATGTCGCCCGATGCTCCGTCCTCGCCTGCGATAAGCACCGCGGGCTTGCCTGACTCGTTGGTGGCCAGTTTCCAGCCTGTGCTGTACTTTATGGGGTCACCGGCGACGACAGCGCCGGCGAGCGTGATCTTCATAGGCAGCATGCCCTCGAGTATCTTGCGGCTAGTTCCTGCATCTACAAATGCCATAAATTTCCTCCTTTTGGGAGGGGATAAACCCCTCCCCTACGTTCTTCGCTGCAAATTAGTCCTGGACTCCGATCAAGGCGGCTGCCTTGACACTGGAGAACAGGGCAAGGGCTACATACCACTTCACCCGGGTTCTGGAGGCGTCCTTCGTCTCCAGTGAGCCGATGCGTTCGACCTGAAGCATCTCGGGGCTGGATATGCCACACAGGGCACCCTCACCAAAGCTGAGGGCATAAATGGTGGAGTTCTCTTCTCCGGTATAGATCCCCTCCACGCTGCCCGCCACGGTATGGGTATCCAGCACCCAATCGCTGATGGCGATAGGTATGCCGTTGTAGAGCTGCACGAACTCTCCCAGCTTGCCCTGGCCAACCTCCAGATTAGAGCCGGCAGCCCGGGCCAGCGCCTGAAGCTTTCTGCGGCTTCTGCGGCTCATAAGCAGCACATCGGGCTTACCGCCCTTGATAGCGTCTATGAGCTCGTCCAGCTTGGTTAGCGTGAGCGTGGCGCCGGCAGCGGCCATAGCGATTACCTGGTCTGAGGCTGTGGCGGTATCAATGAGCTTGATAATGCCATCAAACTGCTTGGGGCTGGTGGCTTCGTTCCCGTAAAGGAACTGCTTCTCAAACTCGTGCCTCAGGGCCTTCGCCTTCTGCTCGATAACGGCTGCCTCCAGGTCCTGGATGTTAGAGCGGGTGGACTTAAGGAAATTATCCACGTCCGCATCGCCGCCCATGATCTTGAGCGTGGCGGTGGGCTTGGTGAACTCAGGGGTGGATTCCACCCAGGTGTCTCCTACGTCGTAGAAGTCCACGGTGGGCAAGGTCTTCTCCTGGGTATAGGTTAAGCCGTTACCCACGATTTGAATGAAGGGTAAGCCCTGCAAGATGGGGCTATCCTTGATAATGGTCTCTATGACGCCCTGCAAAAGAACGTCATTAGACAGTTTTTCTGCTTCTGCTAGTGTTAAAGCCATAAGTTATTCCTCCTTATTGGGAGGGCACAAGACCCTCCCCTACTGTTTTGGTTGAATTCCAGCGGCGATCTTCTCCCTGGCAGACATGCCCTCGGTGGAGATAGCGCTGCGCTCGGGAGCTCCAGCGGGGACTTTCGTGCCGGCGGCCTCAGCCTCCATGGTCTTCTTCACTGATTTCACCACTGCCTTCCCCTTCTCCACGGAGTTAAAGAGCTCCTCAACGGTGCTGCCCGCGATAAGCTCCCCCGGTATTTCGGGGTGAGCTTCTATCAAAGCCTCCCGATACTTCCCTGTGGTTATCCCTATGGCTGCCTCAGAGGCTTCCTTTGCCTTGGCTAGCTCGGTGATGCTGGCTTCGAGTTCGCCTGCCTTGGCTTCGAGTTGGGACGTGAGCCCTCCGAGATCGCCTTCGAGAGCGACTATCTTGGCGTCCTTAGCCTGCATGGCTTCCTCAAGCCCTGCCTTAGCCTTCTTCTCCCCCTCAAGCTGCGCCTTGATAGCCTCTAAGTCCTCTCCTGTGTCTGTTCCGTCTGGCATAATTTTCTCCTTTATGTGAGTTATTATTCAGGCACTTCCATCTCCGAGGCTGTCGCTCTCTCTCTCGCTCCGCCTCTGGTGGACTGTGCCCTGAACTCCCGGTTCATCCGCAGGATCCTGGCTCTCTCCTCCAGCCATCTGTTGAACTCCTCATCCGGATCCTGGATGTTCATTTCGTCCATCGCCGTCCTGCGGCTGTGGACTCCAGCCTGGACTAACAACTGCTCGTTCTGTGCCTGCAATGTCGTGTCGGCTGGCAATATAGGCCCCCACACCACGCGGTGGGTAATGCCCTCAAAGGTTTGCTTCAAATACTGCTGAGCCAGCTTTAATATCATGTCCGTCCTCTGGTTATAGGCGTTTGTGCGTATGGTTCTCTTGCGGGTGATCTTCTGAATCAGCGAGCCCAGCTCGATGCTCAAGGCTGCTCCCGACAGGTCCCTTTCGACGCCACCGTAAGCTGCTCGGGGAGTCTCTGAAATATCGTGCAGGCACCTGTAAATCAAATCTATGTAGTCTATATGCAGCCTGATGCCACCGCCCTGGAGAAGGTCTAACAGGTAGGCCTTGGCGTCCTCGGGTATGGCCCATAGCGCCCCCGGCTGCACCTTGATATCCTCTGCTGAGCCGATGTTTTCCAGCACAGCGATGGGGTTGCCCGACAGCTCCAGTATGCGGGATAACTGCGATAAGGCACGGTTCAGCTCCCGCTGCGGCTGGGCGATGGTGGGGATATCCGAAGTGCCCCAGAACTTCTTGGGCTCACGGAGGTTGGGGAATATAACGAAGGGAATGAAGCCGTAAGGGTTGGGCTTTGACTGGATACGATCGTTGTCCAGGTAGAGCTCGAAGGCCTTTTGTGTCCACAGCTCGGTGATATAGGCCTTCTTCCCGGGGACGGCTATATCGTAGAGGACCTGGATTTCCTCCTGTGTGAGCTCATAGCGGGAGGCCACCTTCCACAGGCGGGATATATCATCTCCGAGCCACCAGGCGAAGATGCCCGATATATCCGGAGCTGTTATGCGGACCCGCTTCTCCTCTGCGTCCCAGGTGACCTTGTAGCAGCCGTCTCCCAGGACGGCACAGTCTATCTCGGTCTCCCAATCAAGCTGCTGCAGGTTGTTCTGCTCATATACCTGGTGCAGGAGCTGCTCTGCCGTTCTGACGATGGCTTTTGACTGGTCGTTGTTCTCTATGGGATAGCAGGCGAAGGTTAATCCCTGCATTAAATAGCTGGTAACCTTGTTGATAGAGGTGCGGGCATAGTTGAATACCAACTGGCGGTTTCGGCTGCTGGTTAGCCATTGTGAGCCGTTATAGAAGTCCAGATTAGTGCGGTAATCAACCAGCCTGCGGGTATCCATGCGGGCGAGCTGCCCGGGGTTGAATTCATTCATCTTTTCTTACTCCTCCTTTTGCCGTTCTGGGTGAGAAGTCCCTGGCTGCCTCTACGGTGAGGGCCAGGCTCATGAGGAAATCATCGTGCCCTTCCGAGGGGTCGACGTAGAAGTTCATGGTCTGGTTGGGGCGATACTGCGCCTTCGCTTTCTCCAGCTGAAACATCGTCTCTTTATGCTCGTTGGAGCCGTCCTGCCTGTATAGCTTCAGCCTGCCTGAGTTGGCAAACGATAATAGCTCAAAGCCCATGTCTGACTTGCTTTTCTGGGTGAAGGTGAAGGGTCTTACCCTGCTGCCGATTTCCTTGCGCAAAAAGCTGGCTACCGGCTGGCCGATGCCGGTGGCGTCCACCAGTACCCTGGTGCAGCTCCACCTCCTGAGAATGTCCACGATCTGGGGGTAGAGCTGGCTGTGTGGAGTGCCGGTCCACTGGTATTGCTCTACTACGCGCAAGGTTGGCTCGACCAGCAATAGCTTTGAGCGCTGGATGACGTCCAGCTCAGCGATGGTGATGACGGTAGAGTCCTGCTTCGGCCTGGCAGCCGTTAGAGCTGCCTTTTCGTCTCCTTCCCTCTCCCCTGCCAGATCAATGCCTGCGATGTAGGCGGGAGCTGATGGCTCATGGCTCATAGCTGATGGTTGTTTCAGCCGTGGGTGCGTCCCCAGCATGAGCACGATTTGCTGTCGTGACAGGAAGCCTCCGCCTCCCCTGATGGGCAACAGGGCATATTGGGTGCGGAATAGCGGGTGGTCCTTGCCTAACCTTACCCTTTCCCCCTGGACATAGCGCTTATAGTCCGGGTTATATCTGGCTACCTCCTGCCAATCATATCTGAAATGGCGTTTGACGCCGTCCCTCTTCTCCAGCTCCAGGTTGCTTTGCTTTATCTCCTCCAGCAGGGTGCTGTCATCCCAGGTAGTGCCGTAATGGATGGTGGTAACGTTGGTGGAAGAGCCCATCGGCCTGAACTCCTTGGTGTTTTGTTTTCAATTATCACAACAAACTCGCTGTGCATTTGTGAGTAGCGAGAGAACGAAAAGGAGGTGAAATCAGGTGAAATCAATAAGAATGGTTGATCCTGGGCAGTTGCAGAAACATCCACTATCAGATCTAATTCCGAATATGCGCCCTAGCGAATGGGAGGACCTTTGTACTGACATTGCCATTAGAGGTGTCAAAGTTCCAATTGAAACCTTTGATGATGGCTGTACAGTGGCTGATGGCCATCATCGGCTTCGTGCTGCCGTGAAGCTGGGAATTGAGCAAGTGCCAGTGGTGCAGGCTTCACTTGATGGCGAAGACCCTAGTGTCTATATGCTTAAAGCTGCTGTATTGAGACGCCATTTAACTGATGATCAGAGGGCACAGATGGCGGCGAAGTGGAGCCAACTGAATAAGAAGAAAGCGGGCAAACCAAGTAAAAATGCGTCAGGACGCCCTGCCGCATTGAAAGATGCGAGGCACCCTAGCCGTGCTCAATCCATCGAACTCTTTAAGGTTGCTAGATGGGATATTGATAGGGCAAGCTATATTCAAAACCACTCCCCGCAATTAGCCGAGAAAGTCCTTCAGGGCGAAGTGAAGCTGGGTAAGGCTTATAAAGGGGCCCATGAAGAAACATCTTCACAGACCTCTGCTGAGAAGCAAATCCAACAGAGGTATTCGTGGCAAGGGATAGCTGTCGATTTACTCAATTCTCTGCAACGGGTTATACAGACGCTCCAGCGATTGCCAGATGGCAAACTTCCGAGCGAAGCTCCGAGGGAGGATGTGGAGAAGTTACAGTTCAGGCTAACTCAGGGCTCCACCATATTCGCCAATTTGCTTCAACAGTTAGCAAAAGTGCAAGCCATCTCAAGTAAGCCTATGGGCGAGGAGCAATCCAATGGGAGTGTGCAAATGTGGCAGAAAAATACCTCCATTATTACGGGAGCAGCTTGCAAAACGGTGGAAGACTGGCTGAAATATGGAGAGGTGCCAGATAGTGTGCTTCGCGCTGACTGGCAGGTGAGGTATCTGAGGCTACACGGTCGTAGCTATGAGGAAATGAAACGGCAATCCCCATTTTATAGGTCTCCGTTTGCCTTATCTGGTATCGGTGCGAGACACGGCGGACTAAGTAGCTTCGCCCAAAATGTGGGAGCATTTGCGGTCAGGTTTTTTACTCCCAGCCGCCTAGAGGAGCCTGGCCATTTTAGCAATCACCTGCCTACAGTGCTTGACCCCTTTGCCGGCCCGAATAGCAGGTTGGAACTAACCTGGCGCTGCAAACGAAATTACTTAGGCTGGGATTGTTGCCATGAATTCATGGCCCAGAATAGGCAGGTGAGGGATTTACTGTACCGAATCAATGAGCAATGCCCTATCAGACGGGGCGCACAAATAGACCTCACTGAGGACGATTCGAGGCATATAAACTATAATTCGGTCGCTGATATGCTGCTTACGAGCATTCCCTATTGGGACACCGAGTACTACGGCCCAGAAGCAGCTCAACTAGGCAAGACTAAAACGTATGAAGGTTTCCTCGAGAGCCTCCTGCAAATATTTAGCCGATGCTATGCTGGCCTGAAGGCCGGTGCCTACGTGGTTGTGGAAGCACAAAACATCAGGCGAAAGGGTAAATCCTATCCTCTTGGAGTTCTTGATGTCATAGACGTCCTAAAGGATGCTGGATTTGTGTTCTCTGACCTATGCACCGTTGATTACGGCTCTGCCTTCGGAGCACATTTCCTAAGCCAGGTAGAAAAACTAAAAATACTGCCGAAACGGACTGGATTTTTGAGCGTGGCCAGAAAGCCAGAAAGTAAACTATTGAAGACTGAGGAAGTTGGTAGAGGATTCGAGCGCGAAGATGGCTTGGCATAA